TCAGGGGAAGCAGCCTGCCCCATATTCTTTGTTTGGTACTTACTAAAGTCATCAAAGGCTTCATCGTAAAGCAAGTGCCGTTGGTTAGAAGACAGACTGAAAGGTTTGGCGGTTTCGACTACCGGAATATCACCAGCTTCCCTAGCAGCAGCGGTAGTTCCTTCGACATTCGCAGTCAGATCAAAGCCGCCCTGGGTAGTTTTAGCGTCGATAGCGTACTGTTCTTTAGCGGCTTGTGCAATTTCCTCTTTTGTAGGCGCAACAGCGTTGCGTTGTGTCTGCTCATATGAAGCAAGTCTCGATTCGAAGTCTTCTTGTAAAACTTTGTACTCATCCGAAAGGAGGTCGCCTCCAGCGGGAGGCATGTTTTCATATTTGTGTAACTTATTTAGAGCGATATTAAGTTGCCTACGCGCAGCCACAACATCAGGATTGTTTTTCACCGACTCATTGTGAGCTATCCTCTTTTTGCTTGCAGCAGCGTTCTCAGCTTTCTTAATTAGTTCCCATTCTTCACGCTCCGCAGCCCTAACTTGCATTGCTTCGGGCGTAAGCCATCCATATTCATTAACTTGATCGCGAAGTGGAACAGGATTGATGTCTGGATTGGCTTTCATTCGCTAGAATTCTTTTACCCAGTTATCGACTGTTGCTGGAGTATCGAGTCCTAGATCATCAGTTAGCCGTGGAACGCTAACTGATGTTTCCATCCAACCACCAACATCATCGCCGCTGAAGTAGATGTAGTCCTTGCCCTTGTGGACTTTTGCATTGTGACCAGCATCAGCGAGCGCTTTGTTGACGTTCCTGATCGTTACTCGAGGAGCTTTGACTGGCGCAACTGGAGCTGGCGGGGCAATGTCGTCTGTGGTCTCCACAATCGGCTTACCATCCGGTCCAAGCCTGGTCTCAACGCCGTCGATTGTGACTACGGTTCCTTCTGGCGCTTTACCGAAGTCATCGCCGAGGATGCCACCTTCTGGGAGGATTGACTTAGGAGCTACGGTCGGGTCGCCAACCGATTGCAGCATTTCCTGATATTGCAGAGGAGTTAGGTCGCCATCTTTAAACGCACGATCTATCTCGTCAATTTTTGCTTGCAGTTCTTCATTTATTTCTGCCATGCCCCTGGAAACAGGACGCGGCGCAGGATCAAGTACGTTGCCTGTGCCAGCGCGACCGACTGCTTCTGCGTATCTTTCACCAGCTCGTAAACCACCTCGTAAAATTGGCGTTCCTGCGAGCTTTGCTAATTCACCAACGTCGCGCGCTTCCATGCCAAGAAAATCAAGTCCAGTTGCAGCAGCAATACCGCTGCCTTGTTGAACAGGGCGACCAGTCGCTTTTAGACCAGCAGCAACTTCATCGGCGTTTCGGTAAACAGTTCCAGCGCTATCCCCAACTCGCATGGCAGCTGCGGGATTCTTTGGGAAGCTGCCAGCAAACGACCCAATAATATCGCCCCACATCTCACCCTTAGAACCGTCGCCACCATTGGCAATATCGATCTGGCGACCAATCTGTGAAAGCGCAAGCCTACTACCGAGAGTTACAACTCCTTCAGATGCTTCTAAAATAGCTAACCCAATTTTCAAAATTTCTGCGGGGTTCTGACCTCTCCGCATCATTCCTTCAGCAACAGTCTTTCCAGTAGCAGGGTCTAGCTCAAGCAACCTTTTTATTCGTGTTTGATTAGCAGCTAAGTTTTCTTCATCGGTAAATCCGCTTGTTGCCTGAGTGCCAGTTTCCCATGAGCTTGAACCCATTTCCGCAAGAATACGTCGAGAGAGAAGCAAGTCCGCTTTGAGCTTGCCTTCTTTCTTTACAAAATCATTCCATTGTTCTGGATCAGTAACTCCTAGATCAGAAAAAATACCTGCTATGACTTCTTCTTCTGGACGAGCAAGATTGGCGATTGCTTCTTCATTCGAACCTACGATGTCTTGAGCAACCTCACCGCCAAATCGCCAAAGACCCCGAGCTGGTCGCCCGACTGTCTGCCGCAAGCCGCGACCTACGGCTCCAGCTCCACGCCCAAACGAACGATCCCAGAACGATGCGTCAGGGTTGCTTTCAGCAAATAGATGAGGGAAGTTGTCGCCAAGCGCACCAACAAAGCCACCAACGCCTTGTTCCCAAGCACGAGGCTGAGGCGATGGGGGTCGATTCATCTCAGAATCCATCAGGTCAAATACTTTGTTCACCTCGCCCATTTGTGCTGAAACTTTGCCCCAATCAGGAGCAGCATAGTTGAACTCAGTAGTATCGACACCGAATTGTTCGCCACGTTGCTGCAAAGCACCAAGAGCCACAGCAACATCAGTTGGCATCTGGGTAGACGAAGCTGCTTGAACAGGTCGAGTGGCTCGACGGCGAACAGGGGGAGGAGGAGCAACGGCTACTGGCGTTGGTGGCGCAGCTGGTGGGGGAGTTGGAGTCATCCCCTCTGGAGAAGATGAATACCGATTAAGTTTCTTACGAGTGCTTGAAAAATCGCCAGCGATCGACTCAAACGCATTAAACGCCATTTAGCCACTCCATCTAACTCTAGGAGCATACCTCTGATTCTGTTCACCCCTCATGTTTGGGGAAAGTTCTTGGAACTTTTGCAGCCAGGGGTATGCGTCAAGATAATCCCCTAATTGCGCTTCGGGGTTACGAGAAAATTCGCCAAGATACTGGTTATAGACAGAACTTGCCTGTCCTCGCCAATAGTCTTGAAAAGCGTTTGAGCCAGCTATTCCTTGCTTACGAGACTGCCCACCGTAACTAGACGGTATTGCCGTAATCGCAGCTTGAACACCAACTTGATTGGGGTTGTTTTCGAGAAAACCTTTTAAGAACGGTGTAAGTGCCATTTAGTTTAGAATCCGTATTTCGCACGAAGTGAGTCGAGTCGCTCGTTGAGGAACGACCGATTCGGGTCAAATTCGGGCTCCAATGTAAGATTTTGAAACCTGCCAAGAGCCATTGGATTGAACACTCGGTCAGCTATAACTCGCGCTCCTCTACGCCCGAAGCGACCTTCTTGTGCGTTGAGAAAGGCTTCCCTCGAAAGGTAATCTTGGTTTATTCCGGTCTTGGCTGCGATTGCTTCGAGGACTGCCCTTTGATCCGTACCGCCCAACCCTTGAAGTTGCTCAAGCCTGCGACCTGTGGTTCGAGTGCGCCCGGCTTTGTCGGTTGATCCACCAAAAAGGTCTCTTGAATCTTTTAGGCGAGTTACATATGTTTCGAAATCTTCGGCAACTCTAGGATCGGCAGTCATCACTTTGACTGGCGTATCATTTTCGCCAGGACCCGCTTCCCACATCTCCTCTCCCGCAGCGTTAGTTTTCACTATCGGATCGTTCAGCAGCGCTTCTGAGCTAAATCCCCAGTTAGCAAGTGCTTCTTTCCATCTGCTAGCGAGCCAGTTCTGGTACAGATTTCGACCTGCATCGGGAATATCCATAACTTTAGCAAAAAGAGCCTCAAAATTTGTAAGGTCTTGTTTTGCTTCTGAGCTTACGCTGTAATCAGGTTCTGGCATTATCTAAACTCCTGCTGGTTGACCACCGCCGAGGGCGATCGTAAACGCTTGTGCTAGTTCTGGGCTTATTTCTCCCAGAATTTGCATTATTTCTTCGATGAGTCCATCACGAGGCGGTGTTGTACCGTCTAGTGCGCCAGCTAACTCCTGAGCCAAATCTTCTCGCCCATACTCTATCAGAGCGTTCATAACTGCTTCAACTATTACCATTTCATCTTCGCTCGGTGGAGCGGTTTGAGTTGGTTGTGAAACAGGTGCTTGAGGTGCGCCCCCGCCTTCTCCTGCTAGAGCTTGGCGGTTTTTCATCTCCTCACCTTCAAGCCATTCTACAATTAACGCTGCGCCTTCTGGGTCGCCTTGAGCTTCAACAGCTGAAGCAATGCGACGGAACTTGATTGGCGGTATTTCTTTTCCTTCTTCTGCAAGAACCTTTTGTTCTTCAAGATCAGGATTCTTGAGCTTCATAATGTCTTTACGCGCTGAGCCAGTAGACATAAGCGGCTGGCGACCCTCCCCACGAGCGCTAGAAGCTGCAAGTGCCATTTCAATTTCAACTTGCTCATCACGAGGCAAGCGGGGCTCAACAATTACATCTACGATCCAATCACTTTTAATATCTTTTGGTTCGTACCCATTTCGAAAGAACGTATCGGTCATTGGGTTGTCGCCGTACAGCTCAACCTTTTTGTTCCCTATTGCCTTGTTAGCAAATTGGCTAAGAAGCTCCTCAGAGAGCCATTGGTACGCTTCTCTTAGCAGGTGGGTTCTTGGTGAGTAAGCAGAACGGGTGGCTTCGATACGGATTGCGAGCGCTCTACCAGACTCCGCAGCTGCCGATCCTCCGTAGGCAAGAGGATATGGGAGAGTGGACTGCTGCCAGTCGTGATCGAGAAGTCCGAGTATTGCCGCTGTTTCTGGAGGAGCTGTTGGAAGTTCGAGAGGTTCAATAGACTCTCCTTCTTCGATAGGAATTGCTTGGAAGCTGGCATACGGATCACCTTTGATCTTCTTATCACCCTTTGGAGATTTATGAACCAACGATCCAGCAACGGATCGCTTGGCGGTATCCATGAGCTGAGAGATATATCGGTTACGAGGTTCAATCACACCACGAGCTGCTGTCCACACGGACTCACCTTGATATTCAAGAGTGTTGTGAACCCCAATGTTATCGCCTGAGAAATCCTTGTTTTGAATATCAGGCATATCACCGACGTTGCCGATAAATACTGGAACGTGACCTATATTGTGGGCGGTAGGTTCTTTGAGCCATGTCGAATCAACTAACACCATGTTCTGATCTTCCGTCCAGAAATCAGTAATCATGCCGTCTTTGCCCTCAATCTTGACTCCGTATTCGGAGTAAATTTGCGAGCGAGTAGCTTTTCGTTGATGAGCGACCCATATAGCTCCATCAACACCATCTTCCCAATAAACGTGCATTGGGTCCCATACTTTAACGTCAAACTTAGTTTCGGTTTCGTTCATGGGAACATATACGAGCGCTCGCATAACAACCCATCCACGGATGCCAGAGAAGAACGCTAGTTGACGGCGCAGAGCCTTTTGGCGAGTCTTGCGCCCGAGTCGATCAATATGATTGAAAGCACCTTCAAGGAATAACTCTGCCTCGTTTGCGTCAGATCGTTCTTCTTCGAGTGCTTCTTCTCCGGTGTTTACGTGAACGGTTAAAGCCGCCCTGTTCACGCCGTCAACAATTTTATCGAAGAAGTTTTTGGGAGCTGAGCTGGTATAGCTCTCATATCCCGACTTTGGCTCATAAGGCTGAAGTTGGTAGCCTTGCTCGAAATCTTCTTGAAAACGATCGCGAAGTCCTTCAAATTCGTTTTGAACAACCTTAATCGCATCCATGATTACGCCAGGATCGTCCCAAAGCCCTTCTTCAGCTTGGTTTGCATCGTACTGATCTTCAGCTGAAGTTTGTGCTGGAGAAACTTTAGCCGACGATTTGCGTTTAGATTTTGCTTTAGAAGTTTTAGATTTCTTCGATGTCGTCGCCAAAACTATATATCTCCGTAACTGTGGATTGAACTGCCGCATCGTTTCGAAGCTGCCAGCAGCCGCCTACTGCGATTGGGTAATCGTCATGTGTGCCTACGAGTGCTTCTACTCGCCCGCCTTTGTCTGGATTTCGTATAACTGTCATAAATTCTGATACACCATCTCGAGCAGGGATTGTAATGTGATGCTTGTGAATAGCTTGAATCAAATCGCCGTAGAGCGCAATACGGGTAACTTCGTCAGTATGCCAGCCAATCTTCCCGCTTAGTTTTCCATCACGAGTCTTTCGCTCATATAAATTCCGGTAGCCCATTTCTTGAGCTGTCCGAATAGTGACAATCCCCCAGTCGTTATCTTCGATTCCCCATAACGGATTGAAGTAGTTATCCAACAAATTGTAACTGAGCATTGCAAATTCTTGAGGCGGCAGTAGTGCGCTCTTAATGTCGGCAACTATGTTTCCGCTTGTAATATCCATAACTACCGTAACGGCATTGTCTCCTCCTGTTCCGTGAGAAGTGTCACTAAATGCAACATATCTTCGACCTGGTGTTGCTTCTTGCCAAATACGAACAATACCGTTTTCTTCAGTCTTGACTGGAGCTTTAGTCTCATGCTCGAACATATAGTCGAGAACTTCTTGATCGAACGCTGCCATAACTCTTGAAGGTCTAAGCGCTTCTTCTTCTGAGTTTGGGTACTCTTGCTCCATGTACAGCAACGAAGACATTTCAGCTGTATCTGGAGCTTCTTCCGCAACCTTGTCATACCATTCTTGATTGCGAGAGGGACGAACCTTCCATGAAAAGAATTTAGATATAAAACCGTTGGTCTTTTGACCTTTGACGATTGGATCGGTTGCCCTGCGAGCGTTGCGGTAAATCTCTTTAAACATCGACAGCATTTTTTTCTTGTTGACGGTAGAGATTTGTATTAACTGACCGCCAGCATCAATAGTCGGTTTTACAGCTGCAAAGTTTGATTCAATGTTTTCGTGAAAATCAGCCTCGTCTTGAATTACTAAAGATGCTGTTTCAGATCGCCCAGCTTTTTCTGTTGACGGTAACGCAATAATTTTTGACTTCATTGCAGGAAACTCGATCGTAGTCGAGTTGTCGAGTCCGATCGACTCTTGAAGATGCGGGGGCAAATTATCCCAAATTGAATGGATTTTACCTAGTAGAGCTGATGCTTCACCCTGACCCTGCGAGAAAATTAGAACTACCGATCCTTCAAAATACATAGCTTTCCAAAGTGCATAAGCACCAATCAGCCATGAAAGACCAACCTGGCGAGCTTTGAGAATTGAAAGTAATCGGTGTACTCCAAGTAACAGAACCATCTCTCGAAGGTTCTCCCACATCTCAAAATCAATAACGCCGCCGCCTTTACCAAAAGCATCGGGCGGCTCAGTAATTTTTACCGCAGTTCGCATCACTCCGTTTTCTTTAGTCTTGAGCGTAACGAAGTCTTGAAAGCCATCAGCTCGCATTACAAGCGCACGTTCGAGTTGAATTTTTGAAAACGAAAGTCGAGGAGTATCAGTTGTCATAGGGAAATCCTAACAGATACGAAAAAACCGCCATGAGGCTGAACAAATGGCGGCTTTCCGGTTGGTATAACACCAACTGTTGAAATCCTATCACTCGAAAGTCTCATAAGGATTAACCCCTTCTGATCCATCTTCGGGGAAAAGCATAGTTTCATAATCTGGGCAAGGACACTCGAATACGTGCAAAACGTGTACTGAACACCAGTAATCCTCGCACATATGACATTCTATCCATTGAGCCTCAGCATCTTCTGGAACCGTAATTTGCGCTGTCACGAAGTAATCTCAGGGACAATAATGCCTGATTCAGGTGCATTTTCACTTTCAGCTTCAGCAGCTAAAGTCGCTCGCAAGTTTTCGGTCTCACGGTCAAGAGCTGCGATGAAGGTGGCAGGGTCTATTGCCACAATCCCGATATGGGTTGCACACAGAGGGATTTCAAAAGAGATTGGGATTTCTTCGAGAGTGTAAGTGAACTGGCGCATCGTCTTTTTGACGCAGAGCTTCACGGAACATTCGATAGTGGGACCTGCCATTAGTTCACCAACTCTAGGCATTTAGAAATTTCACTAGAGCTATAAATTGGGCTCATAAATGTAAAAGTGCAGTTTTCTATATCGTAAACATCGTTACCGCGCTCGGCATATTTAACATTCAGATACCTTCGCCGCTCCATCGTGCCTTTCGTTCCTTCAACAATAGATGTATCTGTGCGTACTGACAGACCAGCGATTTTGTCGGTAAAGATTATTACAGGGATCAAGAGTTCAGCCTCTCTAAAATGGGTTTACTAACGGAAATCATACACTACTTTATTTTTCAACCTAACCAAACGCCCCCCGCCAGCCGAAGCCAACGGAGGGCGCAAGAGGGTGGTCGCTCTGAAACCAGAGAAGAACAGAACGACCAGCAGATAGCTAGCCCCGGTTATTCCACCACCACACAATCTTCACGACACCCAACCGGACTGCCCTTAC